GCTACCTAGAAGAGAGCACATATTACTGTGCCTCCCACAGGACTCAGGTTTTAATTCTGAGTGGGCGATCCGTATCACACCTAGTCACGTATTTTCTACGTCGACCAGAGGTGCGTATGAGAAGAATTGGCCCAATATTGGGCCAACCTTGGGCTCTCCCTGAGGGGCAATTACTCAGCCCCCTTCACCGATAATTAAATCGGTGAACACCATCCAAGCTTGATGCTGACGCGCTTGGGGCGTCCAGAACGCTCTAGGTGCTTCTCATCTTGACTCACGGATGGCGTCCATGAGGAAGGTTGAAGTGAGAAAAAACGGACTGGGGGAGTCCGTCTAACTCGCTCAACCTGTCTGGGCCTGTAGCAGGGGACTAAATCAGGATGACTCCTGACACCCCTTAAATTACTACGGTGTTCCAGACTGAGTAAGCACTTATGCAAGGCACCAGTGCCCCCTAGCTCATCACTAGGGGCTTTTGCCTCCACAACAAATCCCCGAACTAACGGGATTTGGAGGTCTGGGTGCACACGGTCGACTTGATAATCGACATCGTGTGAAACCCGGCCTAGCACCGAGGATGTTGGACGCACAATTGGGAAGAACTTCAAAATCTTCTCCAATCTGCGATCCAACCAACCGACAGTATCTAAGTAACCAGCTTCAAAAAGCTGATTACGAAGACTGACGGTTGAGATGACCTCAGCAGCATCTGCAATCGTGGAAGGAAACGCTTGCCGGACACGAACAAGTGAAACGTCGTGTCCATTAAAGTATTCCTTCCCACAGGACTCTCTGAACCTTCCGGTCCAGAAAGACTTGTCCAGACCTACTCGAGCTCCAAAAAGTTCGAGTGTCTGCACGATTGACAGCACATGATCTACGGGGACAATTAAGTCATCCCCGTAGACGCGCACCGAGCCCAAAAAGGACTTCAAGTCCTTCTTGGTCAGTGTTGCGTTGAGCCCTCGCTGTATCCCTACGAAGATCAAGGTCAAAAAGACCATGGCTTCAACAGGGAAACAGAGGGCTGAACCCATTGACGCGTACTTGGCCAGACGGATTACTCCGTGGTCAGGTACTTCGGCCCGCCTAGAACGTGTGGCGTCGATGGCCTTATCCAAATGAGGCCAATCGGCAACCATCGTCCTGACGAGCTGATTGGAAACGCGGTCGCTTGCATCACTCAAATCGAGTGTTGCGGTATCCCTAGTAAGGGAACCTTGACGGGCAAGAGCCTGATTAGGGCCTTGATCGTCAAAACCGATCATCTCAGAGAGGAGTTCGTCTCTCTCATGAGCATCAAGAAAACATCGCAGAAGAG